TCAATCTCCCCGACCAGGTAAAATGCGTAAGGAAACCTTCGGGTGAATAATTTCGGATGCTCCTGCTTATACTTTGCTATCGACGCCTGAACTATCATCTCCCGGGCCCGGGCTTTATTTTCGAATGATTCGCCGGTTAACTTCGGACGGGGCAGTATCTGTTCATGTAGGATATGTCCGTTTATGACGAGGAGTAGCGTCATTGCTCTAAAAAGGATTATCACCATTTTGCGCCTCCAATCTTTTCCAGTTCCCTTCATGGAAAGTTGATTCATTAAGCGGTTTATAGAATCCCCTCTTCCGCTCACTGAATTTCATCTTTGGGGGATCAAAGTCGAGTTCAAGGTGACACTCTTGTCCGTTCCGCCATTTCCTGACTAACAGATCCGCTTCCCGTTCAGTAGATTCTCCTGTTTCCGGATTAACCTCCATTCCGGCGGCATGGTCCCGGTGAAGAAACATTACAACGTCCGCATCCTGCTCGAGGCTACCCGATTCCCTCAAGTCCGAAAGCTTTGGAAACCGATCATCACCTTTCCTTGCCTCTACATTCCTGTTCAACTGCGCAAGAGCTATGACAGGACATTCTATTTCCTTGGCCATCACTTTTAATCCCCGACTTAGTTGACTAACTTCCTGTTCTCTGTTGTAGTTTTTATTATCAGACTTACCATCGATAAGCTGCAAATAGTCGATAAACAATACATCCAGACCATGCTTACTTTTCAGCTTCAACGCCTTAGCCTTGATCTCCGGAACCGAAACCTTCGTTTTGTCAGAAATATAGATTGGCAAATGGATTGCTTCCCTGGTTATCAGATCATAGAATCGTTTATGTTGATCCTGATCATTGGCTATATCCCGGTAAATGTCCATGTAATCCATTTCAGTCTCTAAGGCGGCAAGTCTTGCCGTAATCTGTATGTTTGGCATTTCAAGGGATACGATTCCAACCTTAAAACCCTGACGCGCCTGGCTCATCGCCATTTTTCCCAGAAGAGAACTTTTGCCCACCCTCGGACGGGCGCCAACGATAATCAATTCTCCCGGCGTGAAACCGCCGTTAACCTTATCCAGGCGCTCAAATCCTGTTGTGATGTACTTAAATTCCCCAGCAGCCATAGCGTACTGATGCTTCATCAACTCATAAATCAATTCATCCAAACTTTTCCACTCGGCTTTTGAGTCTCCGGACAGAATCGAATTAAGGCGATTCTGAAGGCTTTTAACATCGTCTAAGGGGTTTGTATTCCCGAGATGAGAAATGTCAAATTTGGCCCGTAGGATTTCTCGACGCTGCCATTGTTCACGCAGGATGGAGCAGTGATATTCCAAATGAGCGGAAGAACAGACGTTGTTGGTCATTCTGGTCACAAACAGATGAATGTTTTCCCCCATGAGTTTCGAGACTCCCATTTTGTTCGCCAGATAGTCGCAAACCGTAATGCTATCGATGGGAGCGTTAGCGTTGAACATTTCCATCATCGCGGAGTAAATCTGCTGATGCTCTTTCCAGTAGAAGTTTTCAGGCTTGATTAACCCGATTGTTCGACTCATGGCAAGATGCTCAAGCATGATAGCCCCCAGAATCGCGTCCTCAACCCTTCGGTCGTAGTGTGTGTATAGTTCAAAATCGATCATATCTTTTTGAGTGTTGTTTTTTTAACCTGAACCTGATCAAGAGAGTAGCCTTTGGACCGCTGAACGCTTAACCAACCTCCGAACATTTTTTTGTAGACCCGGTCGCTGAAATCGTAAATCACATCGTTGCAAATGCTTGCGTTGTACCTTGCCATCCATTTTTTTAGATCATCCGGAGATAAGCTGTAAGCCATGCAAGTGTTCTCAACCCAAAGCCCATCGTTAAAGCTTTTCCTTGCGGCATCTTGAACAGCCTCCGAACCCACTGGATCACTTTCGGAAACCTCACGACTTTCTTTATCCTTAACCTCTTCTTTATCTTTATCTTTATCCATAGCCCCTTGTAAGGGGCTTGTAAGGGGCTTTGCCCATTCCATTAGATTATATTTTTTTAGAGAATTAATGACTGATAAATGAGCTCTGTTAGACTCGCTTAAGGAACCATACTGGAACTGCACAAAATCCGGAATGAACATTTTATTCCCGCCATCAAACTCGACAATCCTCTCCTTGAAGAAACCCCGAATTTTTTCTAACGATAGCTTTATTCCCAATCTTGCTTCAGCAACTTCCAATTCAACGTGCCATATACCTGCATTATCGCATTCATCAATTAAAAACAACCAAAAAAGCTTATACTCCGATGGAAGACTTTTCATAAACTTCTTCTTCCACTTATCCGTGTCCGTAAACCTCTTTGCCATCTTCCAGCTCCTTTTTCAGTTCATCAATTAATTCATGGATCTGCCATTTTAGAAATCCAGTAACCTTTACTATCTGGTCCAGAAGCATACCCGAATGGATATACCCCCGGATCGCAGATCTTTCGTAAGTCGTCATCTTTTGACGTAATCTTTCATGAACGCCCGAATAAGGCCGGCGGCTGTCTTTTTCTCCTTCTTTGCTTTCCTGTTGAATTTTGACCGGAGAGTGTCCGGAACCTGGATGGTCATCTTTACTTTTTCCATTGTTTTGTCCTCCTTTTTTTGATTAAAAAATTATTTATTAAGCCGATTGTACAATTCGATTGCCGCTTCTTTATCCTCTTCCAGGAGATAGTGTTCATGGTAGAAAGAATCACGGTTGAATGAGTTCGTGAACTCTATGATTCTAACCTGGACATTCAGGCCGTGGTCGTTACGCAGATTACTTAAACGGCTTCTAAACCCGTTAAAGGGAAATTTTCTTTCTGAAGCCCCGCCGGCCACGATCATGTGGCGCAGGATCGCGCAAATCTGGTTCTTCGGTGGCTCCAGGGCCTGAATCGTCGTATCCATAGTTTTTACCTCCTTTTGTTTGTAGTATAAATCACAACTCCCGTCACATATCTGGCACTCGCCCGCGCAGTAGATTTCCATCATTCCGAAATTTGCAATTCCTCACCCGCCAATACCCGGTCTATAACATTTTCAATGCTATCCCGTAGGTCGGCATTTAAGAACCCGATCTTTTCAGTGAGCGCTACAACAGAGTAGCTATCTGCGTTCAGTTCAGTTTTAAGGGCCTCACGCACCTTATCCGTATATACCGGGTTCGTCATAAAGTCATTTAAGATCCAGTTAACCTTTTTGAGATACACGGCCATTACCTTACCCAGCGGAGTATTGCCCATGTCCGAGGCAAAGCTCTCCTGATGCTGCTTGACAATATTGAGGTAATGGATGGTCATCATTATATCTGCGGAACCCTTCATAATTGCGTTATTTTTTTACTTCTATTATTTCCTCAATCAGTCGATCTACTGTAGCCTCCGTGTTTGTCAGATCCCGTTTTTGCATCGGGTGAGGATTTCGGATATTCTGCAGTTCACGCATTCTCTTTACCGCATCGAATAGTTGTTTGTATCGTTCTATTGGTTCCATTGGGAAATTTTTATGAAAATTGAAATCTATCGTTCTCTTTTATTATTGTTGTCCGAAACGGAAACTGTTCTTTCTTAACCTGTGTGATCATTTCCATCAATGTGACGGATCCCGTGAACAGAACTCTCCGTGAATTATCAACCGTAATCTGCAAATACAGACACTTACCGGAACCTTTTTCGTATTTTGAAGCCTCAATTTTATAGTCTTCAACGATGATTGATTTATTTTGAACCCGGTCTATCTTAATTTTATCACCCTCAAATGATTTAACTGAAGGCCTTATGTTAAATGACTTAAACTCGTTCATTTGGTAATAGTTTATTCAATAGATTAACAGAATTGCAATGCTTTGCCCATCCCCAATATGAAGCGATAGAAGACGGATTTGGATTTCGCTGAATCATCCGTGCGAACCTTTTCTTTATACTTTTGCGAAGCAATGTGTGGGTATGGAAGAATTTGTAGCCTACAAAATCAATTCCCCTGGCACCAACCGGGAACACCTGCCAATTTCCCTTAACCTGCAGCTTCAATCTGGTGCTTAAATACGCCGATATTTCGTTCAGTAGATTGTGTAAATACGATTTATCATCGGATAGAACAACCAAATCATCGGCATACCTGAAATAATACCTAACTCGCTTCTCCTCTTTTATCCAGTGATCAAAGTATGTGAGGTAGAAATTTGCAAAGTACTGGCTGAGATAGTTCCCTATGGGCAGCCCCGGAGCACTATCAATAATTTCATCCAGCAGCCAAAGGAGATCCGGATCTTTGAATTTTCTTCTAAGAAGACCTTTCAGCGTAGCATGATCAACACTTGGATAAAACTTTTTAATGTCCAACTTCAAACAATAGATCGTGCCATTCACGTCTCTTAATGCCTTTTTTACGTCACTTGCGGCGGCATGAATTCCTTTTCCTTTAATACAACTGTATGTATTCCCAGTAAAACAGGACATAAAAACAGGCTCAAGGACATTCATGATTGCATGATGAGTTATCCGATCAGGGAAATATGGCAGCCTGAAAACCTCCCGTTCCTTAGGCTCAAATACTTTGAAAGTGGTATATTCTGAAGTTTTATATGTTTTCGAGATCAGCAAATCCTGCAATTTTGACAAATTCAACTCCACGTTTATATTATGCAGCATCACTCCATACTGGTCGGACTTTCCTTGCTGAGCCCTGGCATCTGCTAAATACAGATTCTCCATGCTACAAATCGCTGAATATAAATTACCGTGACGTTTCATGACTTTGCTTTCAAAAGCTCCTTTTCGCAATTGGCTACCAAGGCGCCTTATCAAAAGTTTATTTTTTACCAAGAGGTATGGTTTATGCTGCCAATTACTTAAGCGTAGGTGCGAGCTGACATTCGTATTCGTAGTCCAGTTATCGTAGTCGTTGTACGACAGGCTGAAGCCTGAACAAACACAACCCAAGCAGCATACAACCGATTTACATTATCCTATCAGAAGGTAATCCTCCCACAGTGTTTTGAATGAATCAAAACAATACCTGGCTGCTTCTCTGCTATAAAAGCAAAAGCGCGAGCCGACAGCCGTAGACGTAGGCCAGTTAGCGTAGACGTTGAACGACAGGCCGAAGCCCGATGTTCTCGTACCATCCTTAACAATATCCGGCCACAGTTCGTACTTTATTTCGTTATGGTCAGACCAATTAGGCTTCCATCCGTTATTGATAGCTTCCACTATGATCACCAGCTTATAATGAGCTAATAATGCATTCTTGTGCTTTTCAGGAGCATTGCTAAAGTCTGGGATTTCAGAACTATACCCCAAAACCTTACATGCCTCTTCGAAAGATGATACTTTGTTCATTTTCTTATTTTATTGATAAATAATCGTTGTAAATGTCTCTGAATTGCTTAGCAGCATACTCTGCCAACTCCCTGGTCTTGAAGCAAAGGCGCGAGCCGACACCCGTAAACGCAGTCCAGTCATCGTAGACGAGGAACGACAGGCCGAAGCCCGATTCGTGTTCGAACCAAGGGAAGTACTTGTATTCATCATTATCCGACCAATCAGGAACCCAGCCCTCATTTAATGCGCGAATAATGATGATAAGTTTCATATAAGCGGCAATAGATACCGCATCGTCATCAAGGCCCACAACTCCAACCTGAACAGTTGATAATCCAAGTTCACGGCAAGCATCATCAAATGTCTTAACCCGATCGATGATTGACCTATCATTTTTTGATGTGGCCGCTTCAAATAATGTTTGCATGCTATTTAATTTTAAGATTTGCATATATTT